CCAATCAATCATTGCTTTTCTCCATCTTCGTCATGTGCCCCGTTTAGCTCCTCTATCTTATTAGCAACCTGCCTAAGCTGGTCACTTGTGTACTCTACATACTCTCCATCCACAAACACCCAAACACCATAGGTAGAAGGCTTTAGCCATCCTAGCCATGTGTCCCGAGTGCTTACATCAAAGGACTCATCTCCTAGGTCAGTGAATTCCACAGGTGGGCGCATGTCAAGTTTCTCTCGCAAGACTAAAACGATTTTTTGCTGACTTATAGTTCTTGTTCAAGAACCGAGACACACTCATTCCTTCGTACTTACGGCAAAGGTAGTCCATCGAAAGAGCCATGTCACTGTACCCACCGTTAGCCACCTCGTTCAATACCAAGATACCGCGCCAGTGAAAGTTAGCTGCGCCCTTGTAGCCCTCGTCGTGCAGGTAACTTGAGCCACATACCGCCCCGTTGATCGTGCGTCCGGTAGCAAACTGAACTTCACCGCGAGACAAGCCTTGGCGATGACCCATGCAGAAGGATTGCCCGATACTCTTTAGTTGATTTTGAACCGTACCGCCAATTGGCTTTCCGGTATTCGGGTTTGCGAAGTAGTGCGCAAACATGATCCGGTCGATTTCCATTTGCCCCGGTACGCCATTGTAGTACGGAACGTGCTTCCAATCTTTTCCAGTTTGGAAGTGATGGTATCCAATGGTCCCAACAAGTCGCGGGTCTTTGTTGATTGCTCGTTCGATTCTTTGCTCATGGTTTCCATAGAAGAAATACTTCTTGCAGTTGTGGGTGATTAGGTGGTTAAGGGTGGCAAATGCCGAGTTTCCTGCTGCAATGTCATCTTCGTATCGCTTCCCCTCCATCTTGAGGGAACCACGCTCGTCATGCGACGACAAAGATTCCATGTCGTAAGTGTCCCCGATGTTCACCACCACGTCAGGCTTGTAGTCGTTGATCGCGTAAGCAATCCATTCAAGGTGACGTGTAGGAACTCCCTTCTTCATTTGCAAATCACCGATTACCAAGTGGCGTTTAGTTATCGCTTAGGCACCGTTATTCTTGACTCAAACCCACAGGATTTCCAGTGTAAGTTCCAGTTGCATTCATTAGTCACGTCCTTTTTGTAGTTAGGGTAGAAGAAGTAAAGGTGGGCGCATGTCGTAGATCGTACATTGGTCATTCGCCCCCTCTCTTCAAAGTCAGCAAGTAGTAGGCGTGAGCAACCATCATTCCGACAACAACCAAAGGCCAAACGACGTTCAACAGTTGACGAGCCAGACTGAAGCTAGTGTCAGCCTCTCCTTTAGCAAGGAACTTAGCTAAGAACTGATGACTGTTCATCAAGTAACAGCCGAGTAGGTAAATCAGGATTGTCGTCACTTGCCCACCTTCTCACTCTTGTTGAACATCTCAGTAATCATCTTGGCGACAATAGTAACCAAGTCGTCACTCTTTAACCGCATAACGACATTACCATCTTCATCTGCAAATGTCAAGTATTCAAGCTTGTTGGTTTTCTTTATCTTCTTGGTCACAACAGCCATTCCTCCGGGATCAAGCCTTGCGGGCTGATGGCAAACTTGATTCCACGCTTGGAGCACCAGTCCGAATAGTGAGTTTTGGATTTCTTGTTGATTGCATTGTTTCTCTGAAAGAGAATGCGAATGTCAAGTTCAGGATGTTGTTCAATCACACGAGCCATCTTCTGACGACTAGCGGCGTCCCAGTAACCCTTCCCCTCTACAATCACCCCATTGGGCAGGATAAAGTCCGGAACGTACTTGTGCTTGGTTTCAGGTACGGTGTACTCAATCACCATTGACTCGTAAGTGTAGTCAACCTCTTTTTGTTCCAAGCACTTCCTGATCTTACGTTCGTAACCGGAGCGGAGCTTACGATCCGCCATCGGCTTTGGTACGCGCTTCTTGTACTTCTTTGGCACCTGTTAGAGCCTCCCAAACCATTTTGTCATACCACATTTGAAACTGACGTTGTGCTTCTTTCCTGCGCTCCTCCGCGAATTCTTTCTCGGTCTTTCGCATCTTCTTTCAGTTCCTTCCATTGGTCACTTTGTAGGATTTCTTCAAAGCGTTTGTCGTATTTGTCAAGTTTGGCAAGTGTTTCGTGTATATTTTGATACATACGTCAACTCGCTGGTGGCTCAATATCAGACACACCATCCCAAGGAATGCGTGTGTATCTGCGCTTCAGATACAGTTGTGCCTTCGCTAGACAAGCATTGAAGTTTGGACCTATGGCTAGAGTAGTCGGTGGTTGCAGACTATTATTATATTCCTCGACACAAATCCAATGCCCTGTTACTTCATCTTGCATGAAGTAGAACTGACTTTTAGCACCAGTCATCTATCACACTCCCGGGTCAGTCATGCGTTGGAACCGACACTCCATACGTTCCCTTTGAGAGATGCACACAACGCCCCACTGGTCATCCAGCTTTTCAATCTGGTCTTGGAGTTTGTAGTGTTGGAGTCGGTACTCTGTTGCGTAAATCGCGATGAGGAATCCGATAAGCATAAACACACCAGCCCAACCAGAACCCACGAAAATCTCAAGCATCCACTTCTTCACTTCTGTACCTCCAAAAAGTAATCCCAATTACGAAAGGCGGCTACGACTTCATAGCCGTCATCTGGCCCGTTAACACACTCAAGTACACAACTACCGTTCTCTACATTGTTTACGTCGATTCGGTGGCAAGTGACGACTTTCGACTTACGCTTACTAATCTCACCATCCCAATCGGTGTAGTACACTCTGTACTTGTTCAACTGGTTAGTATCGGACACCACATTTCTCCTTTTTTCTTTCGCATGTACAACAACCGACCTACCTCGGTGTAGGCTTCAAACCACTTATCTCCGTACTGCTTTCGGTACTCAGCTTCTACGGCCATAGCACATTCTATCTCGTTTGTACAGTGCTCTAAAAGCTTTTCTGATTTCTTTTCTCCGAGCCCTTTGATACCGGGGATGTTATCGCTAGAGTCACCCCACAGCATTTGCTGATAGAACCACTTCTTTCCTTCAAACTCGTCAACCCAGTAGAACTTGTTTTTAGGGTAGTTGAAGTGCCACCCTTGGTGTTGGTCTAGGTCCTTATCAATATGGACTAGAACGGGGTTTAATCCCTCTTCAAAAGCCTCTGTGAACTCAATACCACAAGTGTCGTCTGCCTCTTCATTGTCTGCTACTTCTGCTCCCCAGTTATTCAGCAAGTATTCACGACACGCTTGAAGGTGGACTGGTTTAGGAAGGACCCGATTACCTTTGTACGGCTTGATAGTTGCAATCTCAAACCGGAAGTTCTTGTCACCACCGATGTGGAAAGTATAGGCATCTGGTTGGCACATGTCAAAAATCTTGTCAATGATCGTCTTGACGTTGTGTAGTGCGTGCTCAACCGGACTCTCGTCACCCGCCCCCGCTGCTGCTCTGTAAAGAATACTGTCCGCATCAATCACCGCAAGCCCGTAGCCATCTTCAACATCTACGTTCTCGATTTCATCTTTTGCTATTTGTTCCATTCTGTTCCTGTTGTACAGTCTGTTCCTTTCACACCAAGGACAACCACCGTTGTGCTCACAGCTACGGGAGATAGCGGGATTGTACCCGTCCCGTTCTCTCTTCCCGGTTCTTTTGTTTCTTCGGTAAGTGTTTGCCATGTAGCCACTCTACTGTGAACCTAAGACATTCTGCAAGCAGTTGGGTCTCGTGCCAAACATCTGCCGTTTGTTTACTTCTGGACTTCCAGTGGACTCTTTTCGACAATGCAAGTCTCCCCGCTATTCTGGACATACGCCCCATCTTCTAACGTCCAAACACCATACTGACTAGGACGACTACCAATAACGGTGTTAGGTGGGCTCATGTACGAAATCTCAAACGCACTGTTGTAGCAAGTGAGTGAGTTACGGATACTGTCCTTTGCGGCGCTTGCCACAACAACAATAATCATCGCACAGGCCCACAAGACAACGCCAATCTCAAACCACCTGTTCAACAGAAAACCTCTAATCTTCTGTATCATACTCATCATCTTCTCCTTGATCGTCCTTCCACTCGTTCAAGTCGTCAAACGCAATGTCCTTGAAGGATCGCTTACGTTGCTTGTGTGTCTTGGGCTTGTGGTACTTGTGCATTTCTTCTGCTACTGGGTTACGCTTGGCTTCACGGAGAAGACGGCGTAGGCGATTATCAAGCTTACTCATTCTTCGTCACTCTGTTCACATTCAATGTAGTGGTCAAGCAAGGCGTTCTGGAACTCAAGCAGTTCAGATTGGCTCCCGAACTCTTGTTTGAACGCCTCTGGTTCTAGTGCGTAACTTGGACCCATGATTTCCCTTACGTCTTCGTACTTGTGCCCACACGGCACCTGTCCTTCATGGTGATATGGGCACTTGGCAATTGTGTAGTCGTGACCAAGACGCTTCTTTCCGCTGATGATGTGGTGGATTTGTGGTGGGTTCTGGTGGATACCTCGGAGAATACAAGGCACACATCCGATAGCCGACATGCGCTCAAAACGCTTCTGTTGTGCTTTGGTCGGTGGCTTCGTGCTGTGTTGCATCTAGTTCCTCTACTGTCACTGTGTAGCCAAGGGCTTTGAGCATTACTTCAAAACTCGGGGCACATGCCGAATTTACAACGTACTCACCCTCGTTCTCGGTTGTCTTGAACACAAGCCACTTTTGGATTTCAGACATTATCAAGACCCCACTTCTTCTTCAGCTTTTCAAACAGTTCTTTCTCTTGTGCGTCCTTCTTTTCCTTTTGCTTCTTTGCAGATTCCCTTGCCTTTTGTGTACGCTTCATCTTAGCTTCTAGCTCTTTTGGAGTCATCGGGCGGTTATAGTAGATATACCATTCGTAGTAGCCATCGTTGTCGTATCCATATTCTTTCTCACTATCAATTTTGATATTTTGATATCCAAGTTCAGCTTTTTCGGCTATGACGCTTTCTACTTCGTAGACGAAAGATTGGATGGAACTCCAATCATTGTAGTGCGTCTTGTAGATTTTCTCTTTGACCTGAATCATTTCAGACATGCGCCCACCCCATTGCACTAGCTACAGTAGGAAACAACTCAACAAGTTTACCCTTCACAGCGTTAGCAATCTCTCGATGCTCTTTCTGTGTACTCTCGTCACACCGCACTTCAACGTAGTGAATCCAACTACGAAGCGTACCGTTCACGTACATACGACTAGGCGTAAGACCCTCTGGAAGCAAAGCACGAGCGACTTCCTTGGCGACGCCCTCTTGAATTGCAAACTCATAAAAATCCCTAGCGTCATCCATAACACACTTTTGAAGTCTTTTCCATGTGTTGTTTAGCCACTCACCCTCACAAGGAAGACTGTTCTGCCTGTTCTTTTCGTCTTGCAATCGACACTCACGGTACACCATGTCACCCAGTTTGTCAACAGTTTGGTATCTCTGTGAGAACTCTTGAAAGCTGAACGAACGGTGACGGAGAATCTGACGAGCAATGTCTCGCGTGGTGTTAATCTCCAAGCACAAGTTAACCATCTCAAACGGGGACCAATGTCCGTTATCCAGCATGTACTTCAACAGTTTTGTATAGTCCGGGTTCTCTTGGTTATCTGGATTACTGACACGAGCGATGTACGCTAGATGCTTCTCTGCGTCAGGTGTTACCCACACTACTTCAACGGTCATCACCACTCCCACTGATTACGTTACGTTGCTTACGGTCTTCTAGCTTTTCGATGTTGTGGCGCATGACGGATTCAAGATCAAAGCCATAGTAGTCACTAAGCACAGCACAGAACCACATCACGTCCCCTACTTCCTTCTTGATGTTCTGGCGAGAGGCTTCGCTTTCCTCCACACGACTAGCCCCATCTCTGATCCACTTGGCATACGCCCCCGCTACTTCCCCTGCTTCACTACAAAGACCAGTAACTAGATAAGCACTGTTAAGGCTAGTAGGAAGAGCGTACTCTAGACACTTCTGTTGGTACTCATTGGGACTCATGTCAAACCTCTCGCTGCGGAAACATCTTGATCTTACCATTCCAGCCCGGAAAGGTAGGAACCGCGTGCTGTTCGAAGGTGAACGTGTCGTCGTCCCATTGCGTCATGCGCCCACAGTGAATCCAATGTGTCTTCTGTTCACCGTTAGATACTTTGTAGTCACGACCAGCACAAGCGTCAAACTGCTTAATCATCTTACTCATCTTTCTTCTCCTTATTCAGCGTGTCAATCAGCTTTTCAAGATAGTGCTTGGCTTTCTTCACGTCTTGAACTCCACCCTTTCCAACACCTTCACTGTTGAACCGAGCAAGATAAGCAACAGCACTACCTAGATAGTAACCTACTTTCTGGTCACTTGTCAACCAGTCATCAAGTGCAGCCCAAGGCTGTACCTTCATACGCTTGTAGTGATCGCCTCCTACTTGACGGTTGTCGGGAGAAGTTGGGTCACGTGTCACATTTGCGTTCTTTTCCGTCATGTTCGGAATCAAAGGCTTCACTAGTGGATTACCCACCGTGTCGTACAACCCATGTTCCTGAGAGAAAGCAACCAAATCATCCAGTGCTTTCTTACGTGTGTCTTCAATACCCTCTGAAACCTCCTGTACGGGCAAGGAAGGGCTGTTGCCAGAGGGGGTCTGTAGGGTAGTAGCGGGTTGATCTTGCGATTGCTCTTGGGCTTCCTGCTTCGTTTTAAGAGGGGTCCCAAACTTCTTGATGTCCTCCGCTGTGCAAGCAGAGTACACCCACTCGTTACCTGCCCACAAATAGCACGTCTCCTCGCCTGCCTTGTAATACATACCGTAATATTTGTGTGTTGCTTCATCTTTGCTTGGGTACATTTTGCTACTCATGTTTTACAAATCCTAGAAAGAAAGAGGGTGAGATTGCTCCCACCCCAAAAATGTTACGATTCTGGACATCCGCCCCAACGGTTACAAGTCTACATTAGCTCCAACAGAGACAGCCCAGTTACGCCAGAACCAAGTCACGTTATCGTCCGTAGTACCGTCCCACCAGATATTGTACACATAGTGATCGGTACGTTCAGTACCAGCAATCGGTTGACTGTTGTACCCGAACGTGTCAAAGCGGCGCTTGAACTGCTGAAACGCTTGAGCACTTGGACGCTGGATCGCGTTGTTGGCTACATTGTCTCGATAGCTAGGAGGAGCACTCGGGCTGAAGTCAGGGCTTAGATTATTCTGATCCCAAACTACCTTGACAAAGCCGTTCTGCCCGTACTGACCTCGGTACTCCGTCTTTGGATAGTCTCGGTTCGTCATCATCACCGTACCAAGAACGCTCTTGGTTTGCCACACGATGTTGTCAACAAGGATGTCTTCGTTCTCGTCTTCCACGAGAGGAGCAAAAGTACCGAAGTCTTCCAACGCACTCTTTACTTTGTCAATGTTGAGGAAAGCAGTCTTCGGGAACTGCTGTTTCAACCAGTAAGCGATGCAGTGGTACATGGGAATCTGGTCAGCGATGACCTTGTATCCCTTCGCGTAAAGCTCTTGTCGGAGTTCGTCAACACCCTTGGAGCGAGGAGCACCTGTAGGGGTATTGTAGAACCAGCCAGTCTCTTCGTCGTAGTGTACGACAGTTTCAACAGTGGGGATGGGTGACGTGTCTCCATCCGTAGTGTTAAGACTCTGGACATCTGCCACAAATTTGTTCACAAGTTCTTGCAATGATGAGTTAGCCAATTGTATTTCTCCTAGTTATCGAATTGGGCAAGCGCCCGTAGTGCAATCAAGCGAAGGATCAAAGTCAAGACTTGCTGCTCCTGACGTGACCGGGGTTGTTCGTGCTACAAGTGCGTCGTACTCTTCTTTCGTAATCTCTTCAAGCGGCGCTTGGTCAAATCCGTGGTCACTGTGAAGCAAGAACGAGAGTGTCTTGAAATTTTTGTTCCAGTGCTTCTTCAGGTATTCTTTAATCTCCGGAAGTTCTTCGATCTTGTAATACACCGTACAAGACACTGAGTTGTCTGACCATTCCTTCTGCAATCTGCGAACAACTTCAAGCTGGTCAACGGCGCTCATGTCACGCGCCAACACTGCGTGTTCGCTGTGCCTGAACGGAAACGAGACTACAACCGTACTACGATCCTCTGACCCGTCAAAGTTACGAACGTACTCAATGTCGTAACCGTGATCTCGACAAGTCTTAGCTAGATCGTGGTCCGCTGCAATACGAATACGGCGGATCATGTGCTTCGCGTAAGCCGGATGACAGCCCGGAGTCACACCCGGCAGCAAACTAAGCGTACCTGAAGGCTTCTGTGTCGTCAACTTAATCGACTTGTTGATCCCGTGCTGTTTGCTGTACTCGTTGTCCAGTTCACGAAGCTGAAGGTAAACATCGGACAACCACGATTTTTGTTCTTCGGTACACTCCATGTATCCCGTAACGCCAATACCCATGCGAAGGTTCTTATGAACCACTTCTTCCGTTGCCTTCTGATGACACGGCAACAAGAGAGCACCTTTGCAAACCTTGTAAAGCGTACTTGCTACCTTGAACAGTTCCTCTTTTGATTCGATGTTCGGAAGGAAAATCTCGGCAAGACAACAAGTCTCCCAAGCGTTCAGCGACTGTTCAGCACAAGGGTTATAACCACGCACAAGCGGGTCTTTGTATTTAGTGTCTCCAATCCGTCCTACGTTCTGACTTAGCTTCAGGTTAATCAACCCATAAGGCTCACCAGAGCCATCGTACCCGTTCCAAATCTCATCGGGAAGAAGATTGATGTCGTTACACACGACACTGTTATTGGACATCTGCCGCCAACTTGGGATGTTACCGAGTGCCCAGTTCTTCGCACGAAGAAACTGAAGATCATCTGCGTCACCAATTGCAATCTGTGCGCTGCGTCGGACGTTACCGGCAACAACAATCTTACCGATGATGTTCAGGATGTCCAGACAGTCAATTGGGCGAAGCTGTTTTCCTCGTCGTTGTTCAATGACGTTGCCAATCTGCTCAATACCCCAAACCAAATCTTCTGGTCCACTTGCAACACCACCGAACCCCTTGATCGGAGCCCCTTTACCACGGATCAACTGCGTGCTGTACGTGAACGTGTGTTTGTCTTCTGGCTTGAACGCTGCTCGAATCGTGTAGTCAAGCAGTTTGACCCATCCTTCGCGTGTGTCGCTAACAATGAAATCTGCGCTTGCGTCGTCCTTTCGCGTTGGTGTTTCAAATTCTTCTCGAACAGGCGGGAGCTTGTAGACGTATTCTCGCTGGATGTTGTAGCCAACGCCGCTGCCAAGCATCAAGTTGTCAAAGGTCCAAGTGAACGCTTCAAGATTATCGACAACCGTAAACGCACAGTTCATCAAACTGGCAAGGCCAAGACGCTCAACTGTCTTTGTCCCCATCTGCCACAGGAACCGCCCTGCTACAGTACCCTTCAACTTCAACATCGTATCTCGAAGGTACTCCGCGTCTTCTTCGTTCAACGGGACGGGAAGGTTCTTACTGGCGTCTACTACGCGATTAACAGTATCAGGCCAATCTTCAAGGGTTCCGTCCTCTTGTGTTCGAGCATAGGTTCGGCGGTACGTCAGCCAACCGACACTTGACCACGGGGTTACAATGTCTTCCTTGTTGTTATCTAGTGTCACGTATGTTGTTCCTCCTTGTTTGGGCGCATGTTCAGAATCAATGCGTTAGACATCTTCTCCGCTTTCTTCCGTTGTGTAACAGCTAAACACACGACCGTTCACTTGAAATTTCTCAAGCTGAAGACAGTCGTGAACGATGGTGGTTTGTGCTTGCTGATACGCGACATATGCCACCAAAGCAGTTACAGCAACAGCACCTAGAATAACAAGACCATCGACCTTATCGCGGCTCATGTCAAGAATCCTCTGGAAGTTTCGGAATCGGAATCCAAAGCGTCGGGGTAAAAGCATCTCCAAGGGAGTCTCTGGCAAAAGGCTTGCTGCGTCCCTCAAACCAATACCCCACTCCAAAATCGAAACCGTTTGTGCAAAAGAAATCAGAGCTATCCTTCGGTGCTGTCTCAATGAGTTGCCATTTGCTCAATTTACTACTCCTTTCAATCGCTTTGAAACAATGTCAAAACTTACAGAGCGTGTAACAGGGTTACTTGCAGTCAAGTATTCAAACAGACACTCGGCATCTGTCGCACGTCGGTTAGATGGCTGCTCAAAGTCTTTGACTGGAAGGTGAGCAAGCAAGTCCTTGAACGATCCAATCTGACTCACTGTGATTCCTCTGGATAGTCAAGAATGTAACCGATACTGTGAATGTGATCCATTGCTGCTTTGTTGTGTCCGATGTATCTGTCCAACTTCAACTCACTTCCGTATCGTCCTGCTAGAAGTGCTTGTTCGTACAAGCGTAGTACGTGTTCTTTGATTTGTTCTGATTGTTGGGTAGTCAGGTTGGGCATATGTCGTGTGTCCGTTTAGATCGCGCGGCTGGCAGGAATCGAACCCGCATGTATCCAATTAACCTTTCAAGCGGGTAGAAGCCGCAGGGTATACAGCCGCATAGAAAAGAAAGGGCGCACTTGACATGCGCCCCAAAAGCTTACTTACCCTTACCTCCACCCTTCTTGCCCTTACCCTTGCAAGCTGCCTGCACGATCTTACGCGCCTGACGACGAGCACTATCTCGACTCACGTAAGTCTGAGCACTGATGTACTCCTTGCCGTTGAACAGGATGCTGGATCGGAAGCCTTCGTTGGTGATGACCGGATCGTTCGTTTCAATGTTAATCAAAGTTGTTCTCCTCGTTTAGCGTAAGCGTAGTATTGTACTGCTGTGTTTTCCGTAGCACCCATTTCCTTGAGTGCTTGGATGATTTCGTCTCGGTTCTTTCCGTCCTTGAACAAGCGAACCGCTGCTTGTCGTTTACTTTCCTTGATGTTAAAAGCTCCCGGTGGTCGGGTCACAACGTATCTCCAATAGAAAGGGGCACATGTCAAGAGTTGTAGCCGGTGCTGATATCCGGCACAGGTTGAGCGGGAATCGAACCCACGACATACGAGCGCATCGCTGCTCTACCACCTGAGCTACCAGCCTATTTTCCGAGTCCGCTTGCGGCTCGCTCGGCACTTAGCGCATCAGCCTGCGCATTTACAACCCAAGACATGTGCCCACAAGTAGACCCTAATTATGCCCGTAGAGCTTGACGGTCTGCTTTGTCACACCACAACCGGTAGTGTTCACGAATGTCGCCCTTTTCCAATCGACTAGCACTTTGATGGATAAACTTGTCACTCATCATCTTCACTTTTCGGAACGCCATCTTCTTTTCAATACCGACGCTACCGTTGCGGGCAGCGCCTCCTCGACGCAGGTGCTTCGGAGTATAGTTACTCATGTAGATTTCCTTTGTTATGAAATTAGATCATTATTAAATTGACGAGAGGGGCGGTACAAGAAAGGTTGTCTTGTATCTCACTTGTCGCGATCAAGCCGCTGTTCCCTCGTCTGCTAAAGGCTAAGCCTAGGCGGGTTCTCCCACCCCATTTGGGCATCACTCTAGCCGTCAAAGGCGTAATTTAGAACGGGATTTCATCCTCGTGGAACGGGTCTTCTTCCGGCTCCTGTTCCTTTCGGGGGGAGGGCTTAGAGGCTTTAGCTGCCTCCGTAGTTCCACCCGGATTCTGAGAACTGTTGAAGAACTTCAGCGTCAGTTCATCACTCTTGGCTTGGAGCTTAGCGAACGTGTCCGGAAAGTCCTGATACCCGACACTTGCCCCAACAGCCAAAAGCGCGTTAGCACTGTTACGTGCTGCTTGCCAACTGATACTACGGTCCTTAGCAGCCCAATCAGTTTGGGCAGGTGCCGAGGATGAACCACCAGAACTCGGATTCTGGACACTTGCCCCCGCTACCTTCTTGATGTTACCCGCATTCCAGTAACCTTTATCGTTCTGTTCTGCGTCAAACTCTACAAAATCGCCCTTTACACCCGGAGACTTCAGTCCTGCCCCGTACCAAGTGTCGTTCACCTTCATCGAGTAGTAGGTCTTACCCTTGTACTCTTTCGTACTGACTGCTTCAATCTTACCCTTAATCAACTTACTCTCTCCTCGTAGATTTCAATGTGTGGATGCCCAGCTAGAGCCCACCTTGTATTCGCCCGTAAGCGGTACTCGCATTTTCAACATGCGCCCCGCACTCTCAATACTCCTTACTCCCATCTCACCAATCTCTACAGCAAGGTGTTCAGGTACT